TGAAGGATGCACCTCAGACTGAGGAGACCATCAGACAGCAGGAAGCGCTGACCCGGGAGATTGAAGATACCAAGCAGTCTCTGAAAGGTCTGGAAGACCAGTACAAATCGGTCGGCTCTGTTGCCGGTGTCCAGCTTCAGCAGGCAGGGCAGAAGATGAAGAATATCGGAGACAAGATCACCGGTGTCGGAACTTCCCTTTCTACCCATGTGACAGCTCCGATTACGGCAGTTGGTGCGGCATCTCTTGCGGCCTTCACGGAAGTGGATGCTGGGGCAGATATCGTAAAGACCAAGACCGGTGCGGCTGGGCAAGCCTTAAAGGACATGCAGGATGCGGCAAATGATATCGCGACTTCAATCCCGACAGATTTTGAGACGGCTGGTGCTGCCATCGGTGAGGTGAACACGAGGTTTGGTCTGACAGGCACAGCCTTAAAGGATCTCTCCCAGCAATTTGTCGAGTTCGCATCCGTCAACGATACCGACGTCTCTACCTCGATCGACAATGTATCTTCTGTTCTCAATGCCTTCGGTATGGATGCTTCACAGGCTGGCGGGATGCTGGATGTTTTGAACTCTGTCGGACAGTCGACCGGTCTTTCTATGGATACGCTGTCCACGGATCTTTCCCAGAACGCGGCACAGCTCAAGGCCATGGGCTTTAACGCTACCCAGTCTGCGCAGTTCCTTGGTAATGTCGAGATGTCGGGTCTCGATGTCGGCACGGCAATGGCTGCGATGAAGAAAGCCATGAACAATGCCGCGAAGGATGGGAAGACGCTTGATCAGGCACTTGGCGATTTCAGTACTACGATGAAGTCCAACAAGTCGGATACGGAGAAACTGCAGGCAGCCTATGATCTGTTTGGCTCCAAAGGTGGCGCCGCCATCTTCAACGCCATGCAGACCGGCAAGCTCTCCCTCGACGGATTTTCCTCAGACATGAGCTCCTTCAAGGGAAATGTGGAGACGACCTTTAACGACACGCTGGACCCGATCGACAAGTTCCAGACCACGATGAATCAGCTGAAGATCACAGGAGCTGAGGTGGGAAACTCCCTCGCAAGTGTTCTGGCTCCCATGCTGGAGCAGGCAGCCGCAGCACTGAAGAAGTTCTCTGATTTCTGGAATGGTCTGCCGGAGCCCATGCAGCAGTTCATTGTCAAGGCAGCTCTGGTCGCAGCGGCGGTCGGACCCATTCTTGTCGGTGTGGGAAAAGTTGTGTCGGCTGCCGGGAGTATTACCAGTGTGATCGGCAAGGTCATGACTTCAGTTGGTGGCCTTTCTACAGGACTTACCGCATTCAGCTCCCTGTCCCTGCTTCCCATGATCGGCATCATTGCCGGTGTCGTCGCTGCGGTTGTCGCCGTAGTGGAGATCATCAAGCACTGGGGAGAGATTTCCGAATGGTTCAAGGGAGTTTGGGATAAGGTGTGCTCTGGCGTGAAGAAAGTCGGTGAGGGGCTTGGCACTTTCTTTACTGGCCTTTGGGATGGGATCAAGTCCGGAACAGAAACCGCATGGAATGGCATCAAGAGCGGTGTCTCTACGGTATGGAATGGCATGAAATCCGGAGCCACGACGATCTTTAACGGGATCAAGACGGGTATCACGAATGCCTGGAATGCGGTGAAGACGGGGACCAGCACAGCATGGAATAACATCAAGACGGCTGCCTCCAATACATGGAACGGAATGAAGTCCGGAGCGACCACGATTTTCAATGGAATCAAGACCAGCATTACAAATGCCTGGAATGCGGTGAAGACGGGGACCAGTACGGCATGGAATAACATCAAGACATCTGCTTCCAACATCTGGAATGGCATGAAGTCTGGGGCGACGACAACCTTCAATGGAATCAAGACGAGCATCACCAATGCATGGAATACGCTGAAATCCAATACCAGCACCGCATGGTCCGGGATCAAGTCTGTTGTGCAACAGCATGGCGGCGGGATCAAAGGTGTCATTTCTACAGCGATTGATGGGTACAAATCCATCTGGAAGGCGGGCTTTGATGTGATCAATCGTACGACGGGCGGCAAGCTCGGTGATGCTCTCTCCACAGCAAGATCGAAGCTGTCGGAGATCAAGAGTGCCTTTTCTGAAAAGATGAATGGGGCGAAAGATGCAGTGAGGAGTGCCATTGACAGGATCAAGGGCTTCTTCCATTTCAGCTGGTCCCTGCCGAGCCTGAAGCTCCCGCACATCAGCATTTCCGGACACTTCGGGATCAACCCTCCGTCCGCACCGCATTTCTCGATCAGCTGGTACAAGAAGGCGATGGAAGACGGCATGATCTTAAACGGCCCGACGATCTTTGGCATGAAGGGCAATTCCCTCCTTGCCGGTGGGGAAGCTGGAGCGGAAGCTGTCGTCGGCGTGAACAGCCTGATGTCAATGATCCAGAAGGCAGTCGGAAACGCAGGTGCCGGTACGACGATCGGAGATATCAACATCACGGTCTATGGCGCACCCGGACAGGATGTACATGAACTGGCTGACATCATCGAGAGCAGGATCAACAGCAAGGTGAATATGAAGGAGGCGGTGTTCGCTTGAGACCTTTTAACTATTTTGTTTTTGACGGAAAGAGCAGTCTCGACTTCGGTGTCAGGATCTCCGGTGATGGGGTCTATGACGCTCCGAAGCGGGACTATGAGATCCAGTCCGTGCCGGGAAGGTCTGGGGATCTCGTCTTTGATAACAACCGGTATGAGAACGTGAGTCTTACCTACCCGGCAGGCATCGTGAAGAACTTCAGGAATAACGTCGCTGCTCTTCGGAGTTTTCTCCTGACCCGGACAGGATACAAAAGGCTCGAAGATACTTATCATCCGGACGAGTACCGAATGGCCATGTTCGAGGGGCCGCTCTCTGTAAAGGAGATCGGAAACATCGCGGGAACATTTGACATCACGTTTAACTGCAAACCGCAGCGGTTCCTCAAGTCCGGAGAGAAGAAAATCACTTTTACCTCGAACGACGAGATCCGAAACAACACGCTTTTCCCTGCCAAGCCGCTCATCCTGATCTACGGAAATGGTACCGCAGGTATCGGACAGAAGACGATCGAGGTGAAAGGAAGCTCTTACCCTTACGTCGAAGTGGACTGCGAGACCATGGACGCATTTTATGGAGCGACGAACTGCAACAGCCTGATCTCCCTTACCTCAGGAGATTTCCCTGTACTTGCTTCGGGAGATAACGGGATCACGCTCGGTAAGGGAATCACGAAGATTGAACTCATACCAAGGTGGTGGATTGTATGATACCTGTTTTATACGACGCAGGAGAGAGGGACTTTACGTCAAACGGCCTCGGCAGGCTCTACGATGCGATCTCCTGCACGGTGACAGAAGAAAGAAACGGGTCCTTCGAGCTGGAGATGACCTATCCTGTCAGCGGCATCCATTATAAGGATATCCTGAAGGAGAGGATCATCTTTGCTGTCCCGGCAGACGGGAAGAAGGAGCAGCCGTTTCGGATTTACAAGATTTCCAAGCCCATGAAGGGGATCACGACGATTCTGGCAAGGCATGTATCCTACCAGCTGTCCTTCATTCCGGTCAAGGCAGATCTCACACCGGCGACGACGGCAGCACAGGCTTTTGAACGGCTGAAGCATGACGCCATCGAACCCTGCGGATTTGATTTCTGGACGGACGATACAACGGTTGGGAACTACACGACACCGCTTCCAGCATCCCTCCGGTCAAGACTTGGAGGTGTGGAAGGCTCCATCCTTGATAACTTTGGCGGTGAATATGAGTGGGACAGATGGACGGTCAAGCTTCATGCTGCAAGAGGCAGAGACAGCGGGAAGATGATCCGCTACGGCAAGGACCTGACCGATCTGAAGCAGGAGGAGTCGATCGAAAACACCATCACCGGCGTTGTTCCGTACTGGGCCAAGGACAATGATGGCGAGACCCAGCTTGTGACGGCATCACCGGTCTATACCGAGAATGCATCGAAGTTCCCGTATCGGAGGACGGTTGTTCTGGACCTCTCATCCGAGTGGCAGGAAGCTCCGACAGAATCCGCACTTCGGGACAAGGCTGCGTCCTACATGAAGGCGAACGACTATGGTGTGCCCTCCGTCAATATCTCCATCAGCTTCGTGGCGCTCTGGCAGAGTGAGGAGTATAAGAACATCGCACCACTGGAGCGGGTCAATCTCTGCGATACGGTGTCGGTGGAATTCCCGGAGCTTTCCGTATCCGCAAAGGCAAAGGTCATCAAGACGGTCTACGATGTATTGAAGGACCGGTATTCTTCCATTGAGATCGGCAGTGCCAGATCAACCCTGTCAGATTCTATTGCCACACAGAACGCAAGGATAGAATCACAGGAAAAATCAAATCGCGCCTTTCTTGAGTCTGCAATCAAACATGCGACGAAGCTGATCTCCGGAGGACTCGGCGGGCATGTTGTGTTTGGCCTGAATGCCGATGGACAGCCGGATGAAATTCTCATCATGGACACTGCCGATAAGAACACCGCTGTCAACGTGCTCCGCATCAACATGAACGGCATCGGCTTTTCTACTTCCGGATACCAGGGACCCTTCGATACGGCATGGACGATCGATTCCCGCTTTTATGCGGACTTTATCACTGCAGGAACTCTGAACGGCAACCTCATCAAGGCAGGGACGATCACCGATAAGAAGGGCAAGAACTACTGGAACATGGAAACCGGTGAGTTCAGGCTTTCTTCTGAGTCGAAGGTCGGAAATAAGACATTCACGGAGCAGTACAATTCCCTTCTTTCCGAGGCGCAGTCCAAGGCAGAGGAGATCGCGGATGAGAAGACAAAGACTGCTTCTGATACCTGGTCCAAGGAACTAGCAGCACAGATTGACGGCAAGATCGCGACCTACATGCAGGAGGAAGCACCTGACGGGGATGGCCTTGATGTCGGAGATATCTGGTTTGATTCCTCGAATGGCTACACCGCTTACCGCTACAATGGACAGGCATGGATCAAAGTAAAGGATGCCGGGATTGCGCAGGCCCTGCAGGATGCAGCCAATGCGATGAGCAAGGCCAATACGAAGAACACGATCACTGGAGGGAAGACAGCTCCGTCAAATCCTGTGACCGGTGACATGTGGATCGATTCCGGCAATGACAATAAGCCCATGATCTATAACGGGTCCTCGTGGATATCCTACCGGGATGCAACAATTGCAAGCTCCCTCACAGCAGCCAAAGCCTATGCGGATACCATCAACAAGAGCCTGAACCAGACCGAGATATTCAATCGGCTGACAGACAACGGTTCCCTTGAAGGCATCTACATGGAGAACGGCAAGCTGTACATCAATGGCACCTACATCAAGTCCGGCACGATCACAGCGGATCTCATCAAAGCAGGAATCATTAAGGTCCAGACCAGTGACGGAGCGGAGGAGATCGACCTTGGCGACAACATCAAGATGACCAATGCGGGAATCGAAGTCAAAACGGTATGGGGCAATTATATCGAGATCAAACCGGGTGTCTTTAACGGCATCTCATTTACCGGAGACGGAGAAGCCGGGACAGGAGAAGCGGTAGGGATTGCAAAAGAAGGGATTCTGATAAAAAACAACAGTGATAAGCTGCTGGGAAACTTCAACCTGCAGTATCCGTCCACGCATATTAACTATAACTCAATATCTATTTCCAATGCTTTTATGGGCAGTAGGTACGTAACGTTGAGTGCAGATAGTAGTGATTCCTATGCGATATCGGCTCGAGGAAATTTCACTTGTTCTGGCTCAAAGTCAAGACTGGTAGATACAGCGGATTACGGGCAGAGGCTTCTTTATTGTTACGAAACCCCATCACCTCTTTTTGGAGATGTTGGCGAGGGTGTCATTGCAAACGATGGGATGACATATGTTTTTATTGATTCGATTCTGAGTGAGACAATTGCTACAGCGCAGTATCAGGTATTCCTGCAGGCGTATGGAAGTGGGACATGCTTCATCAAGGAGAGGCGGTCTGCTTATTTTATTGTCGAAGGCACTCCGGGACTGCAGTTTGGCTGGGAGCTTAAGGCGAAGCAGTCTGATTTTTCACAGACTCGGCTGAATCAGTTCTATGATTCAAAACCTGAACGAGATCAGGTGGATTACAGTCAGGAAGCAATTGATCACATCACAGAGCTTAGTAAGGAGAGAGCAGTATGAAGAAAGCTACAGCAATCACATTTTTTAACGATTCCGTTGGAAAGCGGATGAGCATGGTGTACAGCGAGATCGACGAGAAGACTGCGAAGATTGTATCCGATAACAAGAGGACGGATATCGTGGTCACGGATGCAGACGTGCTGGCCGCCATGGAAACCATTGAAACGTATGTGCAGAACTACATTGACACGATCGAGGGATGAGTATGGATGTAAGAGA